CTTCCATCAGTTGGTCTAATAGCTTTTTGTCGATGCTCATACGTGGGTCTCCTTATAGAGCAGTTACCACGCCAGAGCACAAAATTCAGGACAGTCCCCCGCACATCTGTCGATGTTGGGGAACAACCAATCTTGGCCTTTGCGGCGACACTCTTCCACATATGTCAGGAGGCCGAGCTCGATCAGGTTTTTGTGGATCGGCACGATCCGATAGCTGTTGCCGCTTTTGATGTGCTGACCTTCACCCGACTGAACCCGGATAATGGGTATCCCCTTCATCGTGTCGAAATCCTCGGTGCGCAATTGTAACGCCTCTTCTTCGCGCATGCCTAAATGAGGCGCGATCAGCGTAGGCCAGAATACCGCGTGGGGATCGCGACCGGGACCGGTGGGAGTGGTGAACGCGCAAGTGCGCAGAAGATCGGCAAGTTTGTCTCCCCACGGCAGGCGTCTCATGTCCTTTTCCTCAGCCTTAAGCCTGTCCAATTGCTTTGTCGTCCAGATAACGCCTTTCATTGCGTTCGCTGGCGCTGCGCCGTGATCCGCGGCATGACGAAAGACATACTGGATGGCTTGCATATGCCGGTAAACTGTCGCGCTGCGAACGCGTGCAACTCTTGCTCTGGCGCGCCGCTGTTCGGCGTCGCCGCGGCTAAGTTTGTGCTCGCCGATCTCGTTTTCGGCTATGATCAAGTTGCGGGCTTCCTCCGCCTCGGCCTGGTCAATGATTGTGTAGAACCCGGGCGAGTCACTACTCTTATGGTGATTTTTGGGCATCGCGCAAAGCAAAGCGCGGAATTCGAGCAGCTTGTCTTTGCTATAGAAAGACATTGCCCGATCGCCATGGGCTTCAATGAAGAGTTTTTTGGTTGACCGCCAATTTCCAAGATTGTTCGTGTCCCAGCCTGGGTTCTCTTCACGCTTTCGATCGACGGCTGCATCAAACCAGGCGCTGAACAGACTTTCACTGGTCAATTTCTCTTCGGAGGCTGCGGCTAAGGTGACTTCTTTGAGACCCTGTGTGCAGGCAGACGTCGGATTAGTATCATGAGACTTATGCAGTTTATCTGCGATGACGCCGTCAGACTGTTTCTCCTGGTACTGTGTCGGTTCAATGGGCGCGGAATTGGCTACGTGAGGAAAGCGGCACGGTAAAGCACTACCATGATCAGTACTGGCGACCGGCTGACGGTCGTGCTGCGGCGATTGGTCAAGATCTCTCGCATAGCCAGCCCGGGGTGGGAGCTGGAAGGCCATGGGGGCTGGCGCGTTCTGCGATATGCCATCCGGGGTCGCGCTCATGGAAGACAGGAGACGGGTGTCGGTACGGTAGATCCCCTGTTCACGGCAAATGTTCTCGTCGGCAACTTCGATCAGGGCCCGGGCGGCGTGACGTGCGGCGCGCAGCCAATCCTTGCTTCCAGGCTTAACAACAACCCCCAGACGGCCGAGTGTTCGTTCAAGCGGGGATGAGACAGCTTCGTAGTTGTTGTAGACGAGCGCGGCGCGCATTGTTTCCCGGGTTGCCTCGTGCAATCGTACGGCGGCCGACACGGCTTCAGGGCCGCGTGGACCGCAGGTCTCACGGAGTGCTTCCGAAGCTGCCACCTCGAAACGCATCAGGTCGTCGACCATGCAATCCAGTTGTTTTTCGTCGAGCATGTCAGTTCCGCACATCTCTATCAAACCGATGAGATCGTCGGTGAAGCGAGCTGCTATCGCAGCCCGCCGCCGCGCCTCGGAAAAGAGATGCGTTCGGAGCGAAAAGGAAAAAAACATTTTTCGATAAAATCTTTGCGCGACACACGGCACTCTGCGCCGGAAGACGAGAGTCATGTCTCTGCGAATGATGTAAGTCGGGGATGCGGCCATGTGTGCGACTCCATTGCGTCCAATGTGTCGCAGGAAGTGTCGCATAAGCGAATCCGCCCCAAAACTGGGCAGAAACCACTGATTTCACTTAATTTTGGGGGAATTGGCTCCGACGGTAGGGATCGAACCTACGACCAATTGATTAACAGGCGATTGCATCACCATATCAAGCCAAACCAACCCCTACCAAGACGCACACTCATACCATTGATATCTTTAGATTTAATACAATAACTTGCGCCAAACTCCACCAAGCTGCATAAGGCGCTATCACGTATTCTGTGCCCCAATGTGTGCCCCCGCGCCACTCTAGGGCACTCATAAGGGGTAACTCATGGCCGTTAAGCTTACACCGAGAACAGTCGAGAACTGGAAGGCTACAGACAAGAGGCAACAGGTTGCGGATGCGCTTCAGCCGGGGTTAGCACTGATAGTCCAGCCAACAGGAAAGAAATCTTGGACTGTGCGCTATCGAGCAGCGGGAAAGCAGCGGCGCATGCTGCTTGGCGATTATCCAGCCATGCCCCTTAAGGAAGCGCGAGAAAAAGCCCGCGAGGTTCAATCGGGTGTGGTTGAGGGCGACGACCCCGCGCTGGCCCGTAGAAAGAAGCGAGACGCCCCCACAATCGCCACACTGGCGGAAGAGTGGCTAGGCAAGCACGCCACCGGCCTGAAAAGTTTCAGCGCAATTAACGGTTACATGCGCAATGATGTAGTGCCCAGCCTAGGTGACATGAAGGTCGCGGACATACGGCGGCGAGACTTCATTGAAATAATTGAAGCAAAGGCCGAGAAAACGCCACGGGCAGCGGCGCAACTGCTTACCTACTCACGGCTGCTCATGGACTACGCCACTGATCGTGACATGATCCCTGCCAACCCCTTGGCGGGCCTGAAACCCAAGTCAATTAAGGTCGCAGGTAAGAGAGACCCCCTCAAAGCCGTGAAGCGCGGTCGCGTTCTTACCGACGACGAAATCGCATGCTTTTGGGCCAACGTCGAAACATGCGGGATGCATAAGCTATCGGCGCTTGCGCTTAAGATGATCCTTTTGACCGGTCAGCGCCCCGGCGAAGTCGCAGGCATCCGCGATAATGAAATCACCGGGCGGCTCTGGACCATCCCAGCAGATAGACGAGGAAAAACTGAAACAGCGCATGAAGTGTACCTGACAGATACGGCGCTCAGCTTGATAGATGCAGCCAAGGCTGAACTGGGGCGGCTACAAAAGCGCAGAAGCGCCCCGCCGTCTGGACATATCTTTGAGGCATCGCCGGGAATGCCGGTGTCGAACTCTGCTCTATGGCGTGCCGTGATGCGCCATGCTGAAGCACTAGGAGCCACTGACGACGCGCGATGGGGGCACTGGACACCCCATGACCTGCGCAGGACCATGCGCACAAGACTGTCAGCGTTAAAGGTGGCTCCGCATGTTGCTGAATTGGTTATAGGGCACGTACCGCAGGGAATTCTTGCGGTGTACGACCACCACGACTTTGCAGAAGAAAAGCAGGCAGCGCTTGAGGGGTGGGATGCAGAGATCGTATCTATCTGCAAGAAAAAAGCCTGAAACAAATATCACGTTTCCGTGAGCGCCACCAAAAAACCTTATTTTGTGGTGTTTGGGCGTTTTGCGCGCGGTTTGATCAATGTGGTATTAATTGAGCAATCGCTGCAAATGAAACGGGCCGCAGCGATAGAGTACTACCAACACTCGCCCGCTCACGGCCCCGTCGAACGTCTCTTTCCGACAGGGTCACATTAGAGGCAAATATCTAATATGTCAATACAAGCTGAAACTCCGAAGTATGTGGCCACTACCCCCGCTGTAAAGCGATACGGCATTAGCAGAATGACGCTGCATCGTCTCCGTGACCGTGACGACTTTCCCAAGCCGGTGGCCTTGGCCGGGAAGAACCTTTGGCCTGTCGACGAACTCGACGCTTGGTTTGAGGCGCAGCGGGGATAATCATCATGACAATTGAGCAGAACAAAACCGCCACGGCGGACGGTGAAGACGTGCGCGCGATGATTGCAGAACAGCTAGCAGAAAAGCGTGAGGCGGTCGCGAAATGGAACGACCTGGTTGATGCGTATCGAGCAAAGACGACACAACCCATTCCGCTACGCGTCTTGGTAGATCATCCGGCTCATGGCGATCTGGTAAGCCTAATTCTGGCGATCCGTCCACGGATGGGCTTCGACAAAGCCGAAGTATGGGTGTCTGAATTGCTGTCAAAGCTATCCCATGATGATGATGGGAATCTACTATGCTTCGGCAAGGGGCGCGAATTAGTCACAGCATGGGCTGACAGCGCTCAGCGCGCTGCGAAAGTTGCGGCTGCCAATTTCATGCCGGAAGAGGCGGCTCTTTATGACCAAAGTTGTCAGATTGCCGGATATTTAGAGGTATTGCTTTGGGAAGACGCTGCATCTGAAACACCAATGGCAGTAGCGCTTCGCGAGGCCAAGTATGTTTGACGTACATGATTGGCTCAAAGAAGCAGAAGCGGAAGCCAACGCGGTGGGGGATATTCCCCCGCCTACCACTAAGCCTGAACCCTACGCTGGGACCAAAAAAGTTGCGCCTGTCACCGCCGATAGCGGGTTTAAGTTTGTGGCGGTTGGCGATCTTGAATACAGCCCGCCCGTTTTCTTGATTGAAGACCTAATTGAAACAGACACCATGGGGCTGCTGTTTGGCGAACCCGGTTGCGGCAAATCGTTTCTTGCGGTGGATATATCGCTGAGCGTGGCAACTGGCACGCCATACCACGGCGCTGAGGTCCAGCAGGGCGCGGTTTTCTACATCGCGGGTGAAGGCCACAACGGCCTTGCAAGGCGGTTTGCAGCTTGGTCCAAAGATCGGGGCGTACCACTAAAGGATGTCCCACTATACAAATCCGAGCGTGCGGCACAATTCCTAGATGGTGCATCTGCAAAAGCGGTGGCGGGATCGGTCGATGCACTTGCCGAAACATGCGGCCCCCCTGCTTTGATTGTGGTGGATACGCTAGCGCGTAACTTCGGCGTGGGCGATGAAAACAGCACGTAAGACATGTCTGCATTCATCGTCGCCATGGATGACCTGCAAGCGCGTTACCCTGATAGCGTGGTTCTAATTGTTCACCACTCTGGTCACGGCAACCAAGAGCGCGCGCGTGGTGCTATAGCCCTCAAGGGTGCATTGGATTTCGAATATCGGCTCGAAAACAAAGACGGCACTCGCACGATGGTTAATACCAAGATGAAGGACGCCGAAGCGCCAGAAGATCGGCACTTCACTTTGCAAAACGTCGATCTTGAAGACGGTGCCTCAAGTGCTGTGCTGGTGCCTGCCAATGCGCCCAGTCGGGCTACGAAATTGACCACGGCGCAAGCGCGCGGACTTAAATCTTTTCATGCCGCATATGAGAAATATAGCGCTCTCCATGACGATGGATCAAAGGGCGTGAAGCGGGAGAATTGGAGAGAATGCTTTGCCGCTGACTACGCGGGAGAACCTAGCGGGATGAGAAGTGCATTTTCGGCTGCACTCAGGTCTTTGATTGATGCGGGTTTAATCAAACAAAACAACGGCTTGTTCCAACTACCCCCAGCGGGAGAAACGGGAGAATGACAAAATATCCCACCTCTCCCGCCCGGATATGCAGGTGGGAGGGATGGGAGAGACCCCTATAGGGTCTCCCATTCTCCCGCTATCCCAATTTTGGCGCGGTGATTTGGTCTTTGGTATATTCACGCCATGACCAAGCTTTCAAACTTCGATTACACAAACACGTTTACCTGTTGGTCCAAGACGACCGACCCATACGGCCAGCCTAGCTATGGTGCGCCTGTCACGTTTGCCTGTTCATTCCGGCGTGGCGGTAAGCTGACCCGCGACGACAGCGGGCAAGAGTTTATGCCGGGTACAACGGTATGGCTTGAGGCTGCTGAGGGTGACCAGCCGAAGGTTGGCTGGCGCATGGCTATTGGCACGCATACAGGCAACCCGCCTAGCGATGCTGAGACTATCCGCGTGGTGCAGGGCTGGAACGATCAAACCTTTAGCCCTGACGACCTACCGGATTGGGCGGTGTTGAGTGGATAAGGACAACATATGCCAGCACGCCACCGAACCGCTTGCCCGCTGGGCTGGCCCTACTGAACGTATGGCGACACAGGGCGACCCCATGGAAGTAGAGGCTTATCAAGCGGGCCGCATGGTGGAAGACCTACGTGCGTTCATTGCGCTCAGGTATCCCCATGCTCGACGCATGGTATTGACCGGGGCGCTTGGTGCGTTGGCTGTTGAGCATGGGCGCGGTGCTGGTGTTGAGGCGCGTGATTATATCCACCAGCTATTGCGCACGTTTGCACCGCTGCCCGAAGGTTGGCGCAAGTATATCGAGACGGTTAGCTGGTATCGTATTGCCCCGCCCATTCCTCACCGCGTGGCACTGGTTAAAGGCAAGCCCCCCGGCCAGCCGGTCAAGGCAAGCAATGGCATGGTATTCCCCAGCGGTAATGCGGCGGCTGCATGGTGCAGAGATAACGGCCATCCCAAAGCCAATAGCACGATGATCAATAGAGCGGTGCATAGCGGCGTTGAGGCGTATGGCCTGACGTGGGTTCGCGGTGGTCGTCAAGATGCATAGGCGCGCTGTACGGGCCGCTGTGGCGCTGTGTGAGGGGTTTAAAGGTACCAATGACTGGAAGCTAGGGAGGGACGCCTCACGCAGGGCGGGCTGTTCTCTTCTCTCTTTCGAAAAATTGGGGAAAAAATGACCGGTAGACCAAGCAAACAAGCGTCTGCGGCAATCGCATTCTTTAAGAAACTGCGCATTCCCGAAGGCAAGATGGCCGGGAAGCCGGTTAAGCTGGCGACATATCAGAGAAAATTTATCAAAGAGGCGCTGAAACCCGGCGTGATGGTGGGGTGCCTGTCTATTGGCCGTGGTAATGGCAAAACTGCTCTATCTGCTGGGCTGGCATTGGCTGACGTGATGGGGGAACTCACTGACCAACCCAAGCGCGAAGTGATCCTTGCAGCGCGTAACCGTGACCAAGCCCGGATTGCCTTTCAATTCATGGTCGGTTTTGTCGAAGGGTTGCCCGATGATGAACAGGAACTTTTCACGATCCGGCGCGGTGCCAAACTAGAAATCGAATACCATGGGAACGGCGGTGGCCTTACTCGGTGTATCGCTGCTGATGGCAAGTCTATCTTGGGCGGCGCTCCTACGCTTGCAATCCTAGATGAACGTGCAGCTTGGGAACCTGAGAAAGGTGACAACCTCGAAAACGCTATTCTTTCGGGGCTTGGGAAACGTGATGGCCGCGCGCTCATTATCAGTACTTCCGCGCCGGATGATACGAACACCTTTTCACGTTGGTTAGATGAACCGCCCCCCGGCTGCTACATCCAAGAGCATAGACCGGCGTTTGGCTTGCCTGCTGACGATCTGGAAAGCCTGCTAGAAGCCAACCCCGGCGCGAAAGAGGGTATCGGCTCGACCCCTGAATGGCTGGTCGCGCAGGCCAAGCGTGCAATATCGCGTGGCGGTTCTGCCCTGTCGTCTTTCCGTAACCTCAACAGAAACGAGCGTGTCAGCACTGAGGACCGCTCAATGCTGGTAACGATTGATGAATGGTTAGCGGCTGAGGTTGATCCCGATAAGCTGCCAGCACGCGAAGGGCCGTGCATATTGGGTGTAGACCTTGGCGGCAGTCGCTCAATGTCAGCGGCGGCGCTGTACTGGCCGGAGACCGGGCGCTTAGAGGCCGTGGGTACGTTTCCCGCAACACCTAGCCTTGCTGACCGTGGGGCGTCTGACGGTGTATCTGATCGGTATATCCAGATGCAGGAACGGGGCGAACTGACCACCATGGGCGATACCACGGTTCCTGTAGGGCGTTGGCTGTCTGAGGTGGTTGCAATGACTGACGGGCAAGGGATTGCTTGCGTGGTGGGTGACCGGTTCCGCCATGCTGAGTTTGTGGAAGCCATGCGCGCTGCGGGAATGGATCGGGTGCCGTTTATCTATCGTGGGTTCGGGTGGCGTGACGGGGCTGAGGATATTGAGCGGTTCAGGCGGGCCTTGTACGAGGGCAGCGTTCTGACTGTGCCTAGCCTGTTGCTGCGGTCTGCATTCTCTGACGCGATCACGTTGGTAGACCCGGCAGGCAACCATAAGCTGGCAAAGGCGCGGTCACTAGGCAGGATTGATGCGGCGGCTGCGTCTGTCTTGGCCGTGGCTGAGGGCGCGCGTATGGCTGCACGTCCCAAGTCTGGCCCAGCGCGCGCGGTATGGGCATGAAGTATCAGCGCGCCGGAACAGCCATTTATAAAACCAATGAATGGAAGTCTGCCCGCAAAGCCGCGAAAGACCGGGATGGCTGGAAGTGCGTTAAATGCGGCGCGCGTGGCCGTTTAGAAGTCGATCACATTAAGGGGCTGCGCGATGGTGGCGCTCCCTTCGATCTAACCAACCTGCAAACGCTCTGCATATCTTGTCACGCAAAGAAGACCCGCGTGGAAATCTTTGGGGAAATGGACCCCGAAAGAATGAAGTGGCGTGATCTATTGCGCGCTGGCCTGTGAATTTTGCGTGGTGAAGGGAATACCCGTATTTTTAAGTTACGTTATAACGTAACTCAATTGAGGTATCTAAATGCTGCAAAGCGCAAAACTACAAAAACGGCAGTCGGAAATTCGGCAGGAACTGGCGACACTCGCCGGGAAAGATAGCCCGACCGATGACGAAACACGGTCGATGGCTGATCTTGATAAGGAATACGGCCAGAATGAACAGCGCTATCGCGCGGCCCTGATTGCTGAGGATGAAACCCGCCAAGAAGCCAAGGGCGAACTCGAAACCCGCTCTGATCGTGAATATGCGGCGCTGGTGGATAAATTCGAGCTGCGCCAAGTTGCTCTTGCTCTGGATGAAGGCGCGGCCCTGTCTGGTCAGACCGCTGAAATCGTGCAGGAACTGCGCAGCCAAGGCGGCTATCGCGGTGTACCTGTTCCCTACGCGGCGCTCGAACAGCGTGCAGGCGAAACAATTGCCAGCGGTGGAACTACCCCGGAAATGACACGGCCCATTATTGAACGGCTGTTCCCGCAATCGGTAGCGGCACGCATGGGCGTTCAATCGGTGAATATCACGCAAGGCGATGTGGTGTTCCCTGTTGCGACTTCTGGCGCTGTCACCGGCTGGCAAGCAACTGAAACCGGTGACGTTGGCGGGCCTTCCCCCTTCGCGGTGGATGAACCCGCTCTTGCACCTGACCAAACGCTGGGTTGCCAGATGGTCATTACACGCAAAGCCTTGAAACAATCCGGCGCAGGTCTCGAAGCTGCAATTCGGCGCGACATGAACGCGGCTATCGGCGCGGAACTAGATAACGCTGTATTCTATGGCAGTGGTTCGGCTGGTGAGCCTCTGGGCATTGTGACCGGCGCTGCTACCTACGGCATCACGTCTACCGATGGCGCGGCTGCGGCTCTGGATTGGGCAACCCTGCGCGCTGAGATTGTCGAATTCCTCAACGGCAACACTGCTAACTCGCCGGGTTCGGTACGGATTGGCTGGGGTGCTGATCTGTGGTCGGCGCTGGAAGGTCTGATCTTTGATGCGGGTTCGGGTGTCACCGAACTTGACCGGATGATGAAAACTGTTCCGGCTGGCAACGTGGTCACGTCTTCGCAATTCACGTCTGGCGATGTGGTAATGACCACCAATGCGGGCGGTGTGGCTCCGGCCTTTGTGGGTCTCTGGGGTGCTGTAGACATGATCCGTGACCCATATAGCCTTGCGGGTTCTGGCGCGCTCAAGCTGACCGGCCTTGTTACCGCTGACGTGCAGGTAGCGCGTGCTGCTCAGACACGGGTTCTAACGAACTTTGCCTGATATGCTGCATAGCTTTGAAATGGGTAGCCTTGAGGTGCGCAAGCGCGCGTCTCAGGGTCTCGCCCTGCATGGCCGTTTCCCCTACGGGAAGCGCGCTGTGCTGTCGGATGGTGGCCGCAATGGTGGCCGTCCGCGCAAAGAAGTGATTGCCCCGCGCGCATTTGCATACCGGGTGGATCGTCCAGAAGAGGACATTCATTTGCTGGTGGGACATTCCTATGATCGGCCCCTAGCGTCGAGATCGGCGGGAACGCTCATTCTTGAAGACACCGAAGACGCTTTGACGTTTGAGGCCACGATCACCGAAGAGATGCAGGCGGTTTCATACGTTCAGGACATTCTGCGCAGTATCCGCGCGGGCTTGACCGTGGGTATCTCGCCGGGGTTTCGCATTCCGCCCCCGCGTGCCGTGGAAAAGGCCGAAGAGGTAACGGAAGAAGACCCCTCTGAGGGCATCGCGCTAATCCGCACAATCTTTCAGGCGCTGCTGTACGAACTCTCGATTGTGACCCGCCCCGCCTATGACGAAGCCCAAGTCGAGGAACGCAACTGGCAACCTAACCCCAAGGGCTTGCTGCTGCCAAAGCGTCATGCAAGCGCGAGGTATCGCTAATGGCATATGTACGATCTGAAACTGAGGCGATGGGGCCTTACCCTACGCCACCAGCGCTAGACTTTTCCGAAGTATCCGCTGACGTGGTTTGGCAACGGATTGAAAGCTGGATCACTACACGCTTTTCTGCGCGTGAGGTTATTTGGCTGGTGGAAGGTGATGGCGAATTTATCCCGCCGTTGCAGCCTGCCACAATCACCAGCGTAGAGCGCTGGAACGCTGACACCTACGGGGCAGACACGACCACCAGCGGCCCTATGGGCGGCGTTTGTCTTGCGACGGATGGCCCTTATAGGATCACGGCCACGGTAGGCGCAGGGCCGGTCCCTGAGGCGGTTCTAGAGGCGTTTGAGCGGCTGCATGGGTACATGGTCGCCAGCAAGGCCGATGAAGCCCACGGGGCCAAGCGTACAAGCGAAACGTCAGTCTCTGGGGCATCGCGGTCTTATTCACGTTTAGGGGCATGGAAAGCCCGCGCATTGGAGCAATCCGGCGCGGCTGATCTGTTGCGACCATATAAGAGGAACAGCGCTTATGTTTGATTGGTTCAAGAGAAAGCCCGCTCAAGAGGAACGCGCAACAGGTGGTGGCTATACCCACGATCTGATGATGCACCGCGCGGCATATATCCGAGGCAAGACCGGGGCCGCTGATCTTACCGCCTGCGTGCAGACATGCGTGGGGCTATGGGAAAGCGGACTGTCTATCGCGGACGTTGATGGGGCTGACCTGCTGGACGTGCAATCTCTGGGCCTTGCTGGTCGCGCTCTGGCGTTGCGTGGTGAGGCTGTATTCCTGATCCGTGACCGACTGGTGCCGGTGTCGGATTGGTCGCTGACCACACGGGACGGCAGGCCACGGGCTTACCAGTGCAGCATTGCTGAGGCTGGTGGCGGTCGCACTGAAACAGCGCTTGCTGCTGAGGTGCTGCACTTCCGTATTGGGGCAGATGCCGCGTCACCATGGCAAGGTACGTCACCGCTGCGCCGGTCGAGCCTCACGGCTGACATGCTGGTCGCGGTCGAGGTTGCTTTGAATGAGGTGTACCAGAACGCGCCTATCGGCTCTCAGGTAGTACCATTCCCTGAGGCTAGTGGAACAGACCTAAACGAACTTGGCGCATCATTCCGGGGCAAGCGTGGGCGTACCATGCTGCGGGAAAGCGTGCAGGTAAGCGCGGCGGGTGGCCCTGCACCATCTATGGATTGGAAGCCCCAGAACGTGACGCCAGACATTCAAGGCATCGCGCCGGGTGCATCACTCAACGCGGCTAGGGCGTCCATTCTGGGCGTCTATGGGGTGTTGCCCTCACTGCTGGAAGATACCACCACGGGGCCGCTTGTGCGTGAGGCTCAACGGCATCTAGCGCAATGGGCCTTGCAGCCCGTGGCGGCACTGATTGCTCAAGAGGCAACTGAGAAGCTAGGCGGGGCTGTTACGCTCGACGTGATGCGACCACTACAGGCGTTTGACACAGGTGGCCGTGCTAGAGCCATGGGGCAGATTATTGAAGCCTTGGCATTGGCGAAGGAAGCCGGTGTTGATCCTGAAGTTGCCGCGCGGCTGGTCAATTTTGCGCCAAATAACTGAGCGGTCTATAACTAGATAGGGGCTTTGTTCATTCATAAGTCTAGCCCTGATACCCCCGCCCAGTTTAGTTGGTTACTGGGCGGGGGTAGTTTTCAGTCGTAAAAGGGACCTCTAACTTTTTCATCGTTGAACGCATGACCATCAGAAGTCATTACTAAGTCGAAGCGTTTAAAGAACTTGAAGAATTGAGCGGCCGTTAAGTCGATTTCTAGCGCATCAATTGCTTCAGGATCACCGCCGTTGATATCATCACAGACATAAACTACGATCCCTGGCTTTTCGATTTCCTCACCCGGATTTTCGTTGAAGATCACTCTGTACCCTATGACTACACAATCTCCAGAAACTATTCCCTGTTCCTTAAGGTAGTCGGACATTGAAACATCATCAGAACAGTCTGCGGCAACTGTTCCTTTAAAATCTCCATACTGAACACTTGCTTTAAATACGGACATACTCGGTCCCTCCTCTATACCACACTTACAATATAGAGATACGCGAGCATTGATAGCACCATGTGCCCCAGATGTGCCCCGGAACGAAAAAGGGCCTAGCGTCATCATGCGCTAAGCCCTTGAATTCTTTGGCTCCGGCGGTAGGGATCGAACCTACGACCAATTGATTAACAGTCAACTGCTCTACCGCTGAGCTACGCCGGAATGCCTATGTCTGTCTTTCGGGC